CTAATCCTTCTCCTCATTCAACTTAGCTTCGATAGTCAGTTGATTGTCCAACATCAGTTCGTTAAGTCGCAGTTCCAACTGTTCTCTCGACATACTATCTATCTTATGTATCTTGTATTCTTTTTTATCCACCATGAGTCCTGCAAGTTTCGCCCTAGCAACTTCAGCGGCAACAGCAGGGCCATAAGACCCATCATCCATAGCTCTATCTCTAATCTCTGATAGCTTGGTCGCAATTTTTTCAAAAGTTATTTCATTCTTCTTTCTTTGAATAGCTTTTAGATCTCTAATCTTTGCTCTGATATGTTCAAACTCTGGGTCTTTCATCATGCGTGTAGCTGCAACTCCAGGATTAGAATACCCTGCTAAGTTCGCACATTGAGTTTGGTTGTAATCATGATAGACCATCAGGTCAACAAACTTCTCTTGCTTTTTTGTCAATTCCTTTTTTTTCATTTTTACTTTTCTACTTCACTCTACCTTTTTCATCTATGCGTGAGCAATGGAAGGTGGGTTTATTACCCACTTCCTTCCCCCTCTTTAGAGGGTTGCACAACTGCACAACTGCACATACCTCTAAACATAAGGCTTTCAAGCCACGCTGTGCGCATGTGCAGGCATGTGCAATTGCACAACCGCACATACCAAGAAATCCCATAAGAATGGGGCTTTCAGCTAACGCTGTGCAATTTACATTTTTCCCATTGCACAACCACTTTAGCCCCACATTCTCCTCTCCACAAGACCCCATAGCACTCCCAAAACTAAACACCAATTGCCTATTTTTTAACCAACCAAGCAGTGAGGCCACACGCAAATTTAAGTAAATTGGGTGTAAGCTATCTGCGCATGACCTCTTTAATTTATTAATACTTTCTTTTTTCTTTTTACTACCAAAGATCTTGTCCCAATTATCTTTGAAAGTTTGTTCTTTAATCTGTCTCGGTCTTCTTTTACTGCCTTTACTCATAATTTCTGTGTTCTTTGCTTTTTCTTACATAATATTTACCTATGCGTAGAACTTTGTTTAGCTCGTCATAACCATTAGATATGTCTGGGTCTACTGTGTAAATACTTTTTGCCCAATCATCTTTCTCTACAACCTCCCTAAATACTTTTTCAGGAACATGAAACTCTGTTGTGTCTATTTGTCCTACTTCGCCCTCTGATTTATAAATCATGTGTTGTTTGTCTTTGTAATCTTTATACCAGTCTTTTTTTATGCTTTGTTGTTTTAATCTATCGCCACATTTTTTTGAACAGTATATTTTTTTACCTTTCTTTTCAAAATTTTTATTACAACCAAGACACTTAATTTCCATTGTCATCCTCTATTTGTTTCATACTTCGTTGCCCCACACATCCCAACCTTCTGTTTCTTCTCTAGCAAACAATTCTATTCTAGGACCATAGCTCATTTCTTTGATCTTTGTTCTTGCTAGGCTAGGTTTTTGCGAGTGTCTAGTCGTTGGTCCAAACAAGACACTACTAACATTTCTTTTGATAGGTTTAAGATTGCCCTTAACACCGAACAAACAAAGTTCATGTTGCCCTCTAAAATAATAACCAATGCCAAATCTTTCTTTAGTCCACACAAAATTAGTCACGTATCTAAAACCCCACTCCTCCATGACCTCTAGTCCATCTTTTAAAAAGTTATTAGTCACCCAGAGAAACAACCAACAATCATCATCAGCTATGTCTTTTACAGGCAAGGCTTTGATGTCTTTCGTTTTCATAAGTGGGTAGTGTCTGTCTGCACCACGTTTTATTTTCCCTCCGCCTTGCTCTCTCCAGGGTGGGTCTGCATATATTGTTTTATATTTTTTGTCAGGGAAAGCAATCATCTACCTTGTCCTTTGTATTTTTTATAACTGCGTCTCATGTTTTTGTTCATGGTTGAAGTCCCAAGATTACCTCTGCCTTGTGAAGTCTTCTTACCCCTGACACCACATACAGGCACATGAGCATTGCTCAAACCAAACTTAGTTTTTTTAGGCATTATGTTATCTCCCTATTTATACTCTCATAAATCCACTCAGGAATATGTATCAGTTTTGTTTTTGCACCTGTCGCCAAATACATATCTATAGCATTCTCAAACATGTTTCTATATTGCTCTCTCTTTATCCAACACTCATCTGCTTTAGATCTAATTTTACAATCTTCCCGCCAAGACTTGTCAAGGTCAATCTCTTTGTAAAGTATCATTTGATGTCACCTAATATGTGTTTAATAACCTCAACTGTCCAACCATTGCCAAGCATCTTGTATCTTTGAGTGTTGCTAACACCCTCTGTATAATTGTCTGGCACAGTCTGTAATCTTTCACATTCAAGAGGTGTTAGTTTTCTCCAGGTTAGATTTTCTTGGGCCACCTTCGGCTCTGTATTGCCACCTCCACAAGTGGAAAGGGTAGGGCCTTTGCCCTCTGGACTATACACCCTTTTGAGTATGTCGTGTCCGTTGATGTCGGCAGCTACGCCAACTTGTATAAGTTTATCTGCACTACCATGAGTAAGAGTAGGTGACTTGCCTTCATCACTGTAAACTCTTTGCTTTGTTTCAAAGACACCATCTCTAAATTCAAACTCCATAATTTGTTTATCAAATTTATTTGTTTCGATACCTAATATTTTTTTTAACTGAGGCCAATGTTCTTCTGAGGGTATTGAAAAAAAGTCACTACCCAACTTTCTAAAGTAATGTTCTACTGTAGAGTATTTATCATTTAACTCTTTTGCTATTTCCTTTTTGTCTTTACCACACTTGGCATAGTGATCTAAAATACATGTTTGTAATTTAAGTATATCTACTTCATGTTTTCTGACCTTAACTTGTTCAATTAGTTTGCCAACTTGTTTTGGTTTGGTTTCTTTAAAATAATTATATGGCACTCCTTTGTGCCAGTTTTCTGTTATGGTAAAAGACTTTTTCTTATCTGCTGTTTGCTCGTATCTATCTGCTCTTCTTGCTCCTGTTTGTTGCCATTTATCATTTCCTCTTTCCATATATTCTATTGATTTCTTGCCATGATAAAATTCGTTGTCCACATCATTTTCTAATATATCTCTTAATACAATACCTCTCTCTTCTGGTTGTTTTATATTTGGAATATTTGTCCAATAGTATCTTTGTCTTGATTGTGCTGATACCAAAGAACTATTTATTAGTATAGGTTGTATGCCAAAAGTAATCTCTGGATAACACTCTGATACTTGCTGTGAAATAATATCTAGAAACTCTTTCTTCATTCTAACATTCTCTAATAAAAAATACTTAGGCTTGATTGCTTTGAGCATACGAATAAACTCAAAAAACAATGCAGACCTTGGGTCATCAAATGCTAATTGTTTGCCTGCAAAACTAAAACCTTGACACGGACTACCACCCATAATTAAATCTACGTCTGCGAAATCTTTAGGATCTAGTTTTGTAATGTCACCAACTTGTATTGTTTCGGGAAAGTTTTTTTGTGTTATTTCGATAGCATATTTATCTATTTCACTTGCATAGTAAGTGTCAACCTCTATACCTAATTGATCCAGGGCTATCTGCCCACAACTCATACCATCAAATAAACTTAATACCTTAATCGCCATTCCTTTGTTTAAACCATAATCTTGTAGCGTATCTTCTTATTATAGCAATGATAGTTATGACTATCGTTTGCACTATTGTTATAACAAAAGCGTCTGTGGTAAAAAGTAAACAGATACTTAGAGTTATGTAAACCATAGGAAAGTTTATTGCTAGTCCCAACATTGTGTCTGCTACAGATTCCTTAAAGGCTTTTTTGTCTATCTTCATTTATCTTCCCAAGGTCTTTTGGCCTTATTCTCTGCCAAGAAATACCATGTGTTCTTACCTGGCTGTTGGTAAACTTTTACAACATGCCCTAAATATTTTGTAACATAACTTACTGCGTATCTACCCGCTCTCTCACCACTAGCTTGATCTGCTTCTTTCAATGCCTGTCTTGCTAATATCTCTAAGTCTTGTCTTGTGTAGAACTTATGTTTGTCCATAGCCTTTGCTACCACCTTTGCTATAGCTACTTCGTCTGGACCTTCTTTTGGTTGCACCATCTTGAAACAACCTTCTTGGTAATCAAAGTATGCGTTATGTTGTTCTGGCTCTTTGGCATTTCGAGCTTCATAAAATAATGTAATGTTTGGTTTTGTGCCTAAAAGTTTTATACCAGAGTCCATCCAACCTGCAAAGGCAGAGCCACCTCTTGCAGACATAAAAGTTAAATCGTCTGCTCTTTCTTTCCCAGTGTGGTGTGCAATGATACAAGCAACTTTGAACATTTCTATAAGTTTATCAACACGAGATAACATCTCATGCACTTCTTGGTTTGAGTTTTCTTCCCCACTAAAAAAATTAATTATTGGGTCAATCATAAGCAAGTCTGGTTTGTGATAGTCAATACTCTGTGCTATGTCATCCATGTCTGCATCTCTCATGATATTTTTTCTCAGTCTGCCTGATGCTATCAAGTTTGATTTACCAAGTTGTAAAAGTTCTTCATCGTGTTCAAAAGGTTGGTAATACATATCTACTCTGTTCTTTAGAAACTCATGTATGATTTCTGCTTGTAGCCACATCACTTTCAAGGGACGAGAAAACTGTTTGCCCATAAACTCTGTGCCTGTTGTGGCAGCAGCAGCGAAAGCCCCAAGCCAATGTGACTTTCCTATTTTAGGTTTACCAACCAACAACACCCTAGACTCCTGGAAGATGAAACAATCACCCCAATACTGTTCTATTCTACCTGCGTCCATACCTTCCCAAAAATCATTGTTGAAAGGTTTTAAACCTAGTGGGTCTTTTTGTGTTTCTGTTTTCTTTTGTTGTTCAATGGGGTCTTCTTGATCCATTATTTCTTTTAGTTCGTCTGCTAGTTTTATCTGCCACTCACTTGTTTTCCATTTGTGTATACCTGCATCAAGGTCATCTGGGTTTCTTCGCACATGTCCTGAACAGATACTGTTTACTGTTTGCATAACTTCTTCTAGTTGCATAGGTGGTTTGTTTGTTTGATTCCAGTCCAAAGCTTTTATAATTACTTCACGCAAACCCCAACCCTCTCTTATCCATTTGCCAACTAATCTAGCCAGGGTATCGTTCCTCTGTCCCTCGCCAACTCCGTCAGTTGCTAGTATCGTTGAGTTCTCTTTTGATACCTTGCCCTTGTTGTTGTAGTCGTAAATACTATTTATATCTTGCATGGAAAGTTTAGGTAAATCACTGAAAGAACTTATCTCTTCATCTAGTTCAAGCTCATAATCATTAGATGGTTGCATCATGACATAGCCACCTTGTCCCCTTACATCTAGTCTACCTGTTGTGTTCTTTATAATATGATCTGATATAGAGTAGAAATAGTGATACCCACCCCTCGGTGTTTTCTGCTTCATAGGTGTTTGTGTTATGCCAGACTCCTCTACAAACATACAAGCGTCATAAGTATCAGCGTCCAAGACTACAAAGTTTATACCTGTGATGGCAGCCCAATTACAGTTAGGGAACTTTTGATACCAATTAGTTATGTCTGATTTGTTTGGTTTTCTTTTTATATACTCAGACCACTTTACTCTTGGGGTCTTAGCCCATTTACGAGCCAAGCCAAAATCATCTTCAAAGGGGTGTTTCTTACGAAAGTATTCTGGAATGGGGTCTCTGGTAGACCCACAAGGGATTAAATGACATCCATCAGCCCAATATTTTTTTATTAAATCTTTAGGCTTGTCGTCTTCTTTATAGCTCATCACTCACTGCGACAGGATCTTTTTGTAAATTTACTGGACCATAAATATCTTCCCAATCTAAAGCACGTCCTGTCATGCTAATGAGTTTTTTTGCTTGTTTAACTGAAGGTTGTCTTGCACCATATCGCCAAGAAATAATAGTATTTTTTGACACGTTCATTTTATCGGCTAACTCCTGCTCTCCCACTTTTTGAATATATTCTTTAAGTTTCATAGTTTTCTATATTAAATGTTTTTTACATTAAGTAAATAAATTGTTGACAAAAAGTTATTTTTATTTTTATAATTTAATAGTGGTTGAGGTAAGGCTAGTAATATTGCTGTTATCCAACGCTCTTGACAAAGTGTTTTTTGTTCTACCAGTTTAAAAAGCCAAGGGTCAAGAGACAGCCCAACACTTTATTTTTTTGGTGAGGATAAAGCGTTGCAAGATTAAGTTGTTTTTTTTTATTATTTCCAACTTAACACCTCCTTTAATGGGTTGGACATGTCTTACCGCCACATTTTGGAGATTATTATGGAAGATATAAAATTATCTAATAAAAATTTTATCGACCTGCTGAAGATGAAAAAGAAAAATTTATCTAAGCAAGCCGAACTACGAAAAGAGAGTGAGGCTCTCGATAGAGAACTCGCTACTCGTCAAGAAATTTTAGAAACTATTGGTGACTTGAATGAGTCAGGTGGATCTAAAAGAGTTAAGCTCAATGGCCTAATACCTTTAGACTTGAGAGTTCAGTATCGTGTTACCAGGTCTTGGGATCAAGAGCATATAAATAAAATCAAATCAGATGTGCCAGAGGACTTGTTTCCATTTAGAACAGAATATGTTGAGGACACAAAGAAAATTGCCTCTTTGATAGATAACAACCCAGATATTTATAATAAGGTGCAAGAGGGTTTGCAAACCAGGATAAATGAAAGACCTTACATATCTTTTGTAGAGCCAACTAAACAGAAATGATTAAATCAAAAACAAAACTATCTGATAGCATTGGCTACAGATTTCCGTATGAACACCTAGAATTTGCAGACAAGTTAGTAGACGAGTCTGCTGTTACTAATAAATATGGTGTAACTTTTAAGATGACAAGATCTGATGCCATTAGAACTATAATGGAAAAAGGTATTGAAAAAATCAAAGAGGAGAAATTAATATGAGTCTACTACAAAGCGTTCAATCAGGACTAAAAGTCCCTGCACTGAAAATAAATATTTCAGGAACTGACGGCATAGGTAAAACTACCTTTGCATCTAAAGCACCAAAACCAATCTTTATTAAGACAGAGGACGGCACTAAGTTTTTAGATGTTGATTCTTTTCCTTTGTGCAAGTCTTACGATGAAATAGTAAAGCAAGTGCAAAGTCTTTATGAAGATGAACATGAATACAAAACTTTAGTATTCGATACAACTGATTGGGCAGAGAAACTTATACATGAAAAAGTTTGTCAAAACCATTCAGTAAAATCTATCGAAGCCATAGGTTTTGGTAAGGGGTTTGTTGAGGCAGCCGAATTGTTTCACAAACTACTACGTTTATTTGATGCTCTACAAGATAAAAAGAAGATGCACATAGTCCTTTTATCTCATGTAGCAATAAGAACATTCAACGACCCAGAGCGTGAGCCTTATGATCGTTGGGAAATGAACACCCACAAAAAAGTTTCGGCTTTGATTCGTGAGTGGGTTGACTTTAACTTGTTTGCAAACTACGAGGTATCAACTCGTACAAGTGGACAAGGGTTTAAAGAAACAACTCGTGCTGTGTCTTATGGCAAGCGTAAGTTGTTTCATAAATTTACGGCAGCATTTGATGCAAAATCTAGAGTGGATTTAGGCGCTATGCCTATAGATTTAGATTGGTCTGCGTTTCTTGCAGCATTTAAACAATCTTTAAAAAAGATTAAGGAAGGATAAATATTATGAGCCAAGATTTTAACTTGGATTTGACTAATGTCGAAGATGATGATTCTCCTATTGGTGCTATGCCAGCAGGTGAATATGAGTTGCAGGGTAGCACCTGGCAACACACGCAGAGTAAAGCCAGTGGCAATCGAATGATTAAAGTAGAGTTCGATGTCGTTGGACCTAATTTTTCAGGACGAAAAATCTGGGAGCATTTTATGCTTGAAGGTAATGGTCTAAATATTTCTACACAAAAGCTTAGACAGTGGAGAAGGTCTATGGGACTAGATCCAGATGTTAATGCTTTTGGTATGGAAGAATTAGAATCCATGATGAATGTTTCATTCTTAGCGAAAGTTAAAGTGGAGCCTGGTACTGAGAAAGATGATGGAACTAAATACGAAGACTCAAACAGGATAGCGTCATATATCCCTAGTGAGAAAAAGGTTGCTAGTAAGAAACCAGCAAAGACAGAGAAAAAATCAGATAACTCTGAAAGTGCTGATGATGACGATTTTGATTGGGACGAGTAATAACTCGGAGTTAAGTATTCCAGGTAGTTTCTTAGTGCTGCCTTAGTTTTAGCGTGTACTCCGAGAAGGCTTTAAAAAGATGCCTTATTTTTCAGCACACTAAAACACACTAAGACTTGGAGAAAATATGTTTAAAGATGATTTAGAAATTGATTTAAAAAATACGTTAGTGTCTGTGACAGATCTTATAATAGAGCTTGAAAAGACATATCCTATAATGCCATCTAATCTTGAAGAAAGGGTGGATAGTACTAAAAACTTAATATTAAATGTAAACTATGACTATGAAACTAAAAAAGTCCAAAGGCTCTTATCTAAAATCACTGGACGCTACATGCGTAGACAGAGTAACTGAAGACCTACAAAAATGTTTAGACGAATGGGTTGCTGATGGCCAAGATGTTGAGTCTTCGATCATAGCCTTGATGAGCTTTGCATTAGATATAGGATTTCATTACTCTGAAAACCCAACTCAAGTGGTACACGCTATTAGTGCCTTGATTACAGAGAAAATGGAAAATGAAAACCTAGATGTAAATGACATGTTGAACACCTTTTATGCCGATGGGTATATAAAAGAAAATACAATTCATTGAAACTAAGATACTATCAAAGACAAGCAATAGACTCCTTACACAAATGGTTTGATACCAAAGAGCCAGGAGACAATGCTTTGATATGTTTGCCAACAGCAGCTGGTAAAACAATTATATTTTGTAACTTCATTATGGAAGTATTGCAAAAAAATCCTCAAGCTAGATTCTTGGTTATGGCACACAGAAAAGAATTAGTAGCTCAAGCAGAACAAAAACTTAAATCAGTATGGCCCAAAGCTCCTGTTGGAGTCTTGGCTGCTGGTATGAAAAGATTTGATACCGACTCACAAATACTGATAGCAAGTAGAGACACTTTAGCATCGCCTAAAAGATTAGAGGCAGTTGGTTCATTTGATTATATGATTATTGATGAAGCCCACAACATACCCCCTCAAGGTTTTACCAGATACAAAAAAATAATAAGTGCCTTGTCCCATCTTAAACCTATGCGTGTCATGGGTTGTACTGCTACCCCCTACAGAATGGGACAAGGACTTATCTATGGTGGTAGAAAAGATCATTTCTTTAAAGGTCTTGCTTACTCTGTTTCTATACCAGAACTAATTAACAAAGGCTTTCTATCTAGGCTGTCTGCTTTTGCAGTAAAAGAAGATGCAATTATAGATGCCAGTCAAGTAAAGCTTAAGTTTAAGAATGGTGACTTCAGAGAAAAAGAATTAGAAAAAGTAGCCATGATTGATGAAACTATTACTGAAATAATTTCAGATTGGCTTGAGTCAGCATATACCAAGGGCAGAACTGCTACAGTATTCTTTTGTGTTTCAGTGCTACACGCTTTGAAAATGACATCTTTTCTACAGGCTCAAGGCATAGCTGCTGCATGTGTCACAGGAGAAACACCAAAAGCAGAACGTGAACAAATACTGCAAGACTTTGAGGATGGTAAGATCCATGCCTTGTGCAATGTCGGAGTTTTAACAGAGGGTTGGGATGCTCCAAGAACAGATTGTATTGCACTGCTTAGACCAACAGAAAGTCCAGGATTGTATGTGCAAATGTGTGGTAGAGGTATGCGTTTACACCCAAACAAAGAAAACTGTTTATTACTAGACTATGGTGAGAATGTTGCCCGTCATGGATGTTTAGATGAGGTCAAGCCAGAACAAAGTTCATCTCGTTACAGGCCCAAGATATGTGCAACTTGTAATGCTGTTAATAGTCCTAGCGCCACTAGATGTTCTGAGTGTAATTCAAAGTTTGTTATTGCAAAAACAAAAACATTAGTAACGATTAAAGAAAGAAAGGCAGCTAAAAGAACAAAAGCTCAAAGACAAGCTGTGCTTTCAGACGAGAAAGCAAAATCAAAACCAAGAGTAAAAGGAGTTTCTGATATATTTGCTGTAACTAAAAAGTCTAAAAGTGGCAATGAGTATTGTTGTGTAATATTTACCTTAAAAGACGAGTTCTTTGCCAAGAAGATGGCTCTTATGTTTGGACATCCTAACGCTCACAACATGGCAGTAAGCCGTTGGCGTAAGATTGCTCCAGAGTGGACAGCCCCTAAACAACCTTGGATGGCAACAGAACTTATAAATAATGGTGCATTTGATACAATACAAGAGGTAGTCTTGAGAACAGAGGGCAGTTATGAGAACATTATCGGTATCAGAAACAAAGAGAATAAACTTATAAAGCTATGAGCATTAACAAAGCCTTTGATGATCTAGAAAAAAAAGAAAAGTTTACGCCAAGACATTACTTAGGAGTCAGTCAAATAGGTTCTGAGAATGACAGAATGCTTTGGTTTATCTTCAGATGGTCTATGCCTATAGATGTAGAGCCTAGAGTTTCTAGGTTGTTAGACCTTGGTAATTTATTAGAAGATCATTTAGTAGAAAAAATGCGCAAGATTAAAGGCGCAAAAATATATGATAAGACTAAAGATGGCAAACAGTTTGGAGCTAAAGCTTTTGGTGGTCATGTTAGTGGACATATAGATGGCTTGGCTAAAAATATACCAGGCTTAAATCCTGACGAAACTTACTTACTAGAATTTAAAACTGCTAATGACAGAAGATTTAGTGAATTAAAAAAACTAGGTAGTTATTGTGACTGGTCTCAAGAATATAAAGCACAAGTCCATCTTTATATGGGCATGTTTAAATTAAAGAGATGTATAAGTATTGTTTATAATAAAAATAACTCTGATTTATATACCGAGATTATTGATTTTGACGAAGAGCTTTACGATTTATATTTAGAAAAAGCTAAAAGAATAGTAGAGTCACAAGAACCACCAGAAAATAGAATACCAGAAACTGATTATCGTATTAGGTCTTTTATGTCCAAAGAACAACAAGACATATATCTGGGCAAAAAACTTCCTACTAACATTAACTGTCGCAACTGTAGATTTGCACAACCAAAAACAGATGGCGAGGATCCAACTTGGTTCTGTAATAGCCACAAACGTAATTTAACTGTAGAAAGACAACTAAAAGCATGCCCTAGACATAACTTCGTCCCAGAATTGATTTCTGCTCGTTGCATAAATAAAACTGATAGTAGTGTGGAATATAAGCACGAAGATATAACTATCATTAATAGTTCAGAGAAAATTAGTGGCAAAACACCTAATAATTATTCGAGCAAAGAATTAATACATATAGTTAATAACAATTATCCAAGGTCTGTTATTGACAATCTTAATGAAATGAAAACAGGTTCTATGAAAAACTTTGGGCCAATAACTTTACAAAGCATTTCTAATATCGAAGAAGAAGATAAATATAAAGATGTGCCTTTTTAAGTGCCAATAAGTTTGTCTTCTTCCTCTTCTCTTAGAATTTGAGCTGCTCTTGTCATTTCTTTTCTTCTTTGTGGAGTAATAAATTGTCCTGTTAAATCTTGAAACATTTCAATTCCAGAAAGATCTAACACAGGTTGTTGAATGCCTGAACGGGATGCACTTACTAAATCTACGTTAGCTTCTATAGGTTTAAATATTCCTCTCATAACATCTTTATAATTTGCCACTCTAGCTGATTTTAATTGTTGTTCTATTTGAGAGTCTGAAAGACCTAATTTTCTAGCATCTTCAATAGCAGTATACAAATCTCTTAACGCTAAAAATCTATCCTCGTTTTCATTTATATATCCTTGCAAAACTCTTTGTGCTGAAGTTGAGTCCGTTGATCTTAATATACTGTTGAATTCATTGGTTGTATCTCTAATAGCTCTTTGTGCTTCAAAAGCTCTATATTTTATGGTTCTTTCTATTTGAGGTCTTACAACTTTTATGCCAGAAAAAGCTTGCACTAAAGTTTCAGCAACATCTATTTTGTTTCCTCTAGAGTCTAAAATTTTATCTTCACCTTTACCATTAGTACTTCCTATGATAGCTCTACCAAAATTTTTACTTTTAATTCCTAAACCTATAGCGTTTTTTGCCGTTGGGTCAAAAGCAACATCAAAGGGAGTTGCAGTAGGTAACAGAGTATTTATAACATGGTAAAAACCTTTAGCAGTTTGATCTCCTAATGTATCTCCTTCGTTCCAAACTTTTCTTCCAGTTGATGTTTTACCAGATACAGCTTCAAATACAGCTTGGGCTGAGAAAGCAGGTTCAGCAAAACTTTGAAACATTTCTAAAGTAGCATTTCCAAAAGCATCTAAGGCTATTTTAGATAAACTCTCTTCATCTCTGACACCATTTTCATATTCTTGAATAACTCTAGTCATTGGTCTTGCTAAATAATCATAAGGATTCATATAACTAAAGTTAAAAAATTGAGTTGGTGTGCCATTTTTATCTGATGCTATGGGTACTAAGGTTGCTGTTCTATCCCAAGGTGCAGCAAAAGATCTTTTGTAAGCATCAATAGCATCTTTACTTACACCAGTTAAAAGTTGACCTAAACTTTGAAGCCCAACGGGTATGGCTGAAGTTGTTGCAACTGCTCCAGTAAGTCTACGCATTCCTATTTTTTGCATTTCTGAGTTATTGCTTGTCAATTCTTTAACACCTCTACCAAGTGCGTTGTAAGTGTTTCTTATAATTTCAGATGGAAAAGCAACAAAGTTACCCAAAGGTAATCTCCTTATTACATCCTTTACTATGGGAACTATTCTTTGGTAATTTTGAACTGTGTTTGCTGTTATTTCTCCAGCTTCATTTCTTATAAATCTTTCTAAAGCCTCTTCGCCATAGTTATTTATTATGTCTCTTGGTTTTATGGCTGCACTTCCTCTAGAAGATTTTATTAAATCCTTAAACTCTATAATATTTTTAGCTGAATCAATAGGTACTTCTCCATCTAAATTTTTTGCAAGAGCGTTACGAAATCTAGTTTTTTCATTAAGATAATTGTAAACACGTCCAGCATTATCGGTCATACCATAAGCTTTTTCTGCAAACTTTACAGGGGCTGAGTCTCTTATTTTAAAGACTCCTTTTACCCACTCACTATTATCACTAGCAAGTCGTGCTAACTCTAACGTCTCGCCTAATTGAGCGCCACCTTTTTGTAACATGCCTTGCTCTGTTAATTCTTCGATAATGTCTTTTTTTAAGAGCCTTGTTTTGGGGTCTAATAAACCAGCAAAACTGGTTGAAACAGAGTCTATAAATCTACCAGTGCTACCTAAGTTACCATTTAGTAATGAAAAGAAAGGAATAGAAGTAAAGTTTCTTACTTGTGCGCCACCTGATAAAACAGTTTTACCATATTGCGCTGCGGCTTTTACTCCTAATAAGCTGGCATAAGCTTTGCTTATTATGTCTGAGTTGGCTGCAAGATCACTAGATGCGCCAAGTAAAGCGTTGTATGTTTTTTCTGTAGCATACATACCATCTAAAGCCCCTGCATCTTCTGCCTTAAATTTTCTATAAGTTGTTGGACGACCTTCAGAATCAAAAATTCTAAAAGTCCCATCTTCTGATTTTCTTGCTTGTTGTAAAAGCTCTTGCTCTGTTTTTAAAAATTTAGCACCACCTGTTTGTTCTGCAACCTCATCAAGAGTTTTAATATTTTTGAACATCTCTTGTTTGCCAACAAGATTAGCTTGTTTTTTAGCTGTGAGAGATGCAACTAACTGAGTATTCTTAATTGCTTTTTGCCAATCGCCAGACAAATATCCAGCCACTTCACCTAAAGCTCTTCTGGTTGCAGGTAAGTTAGTAAGAGTTTTGCCTTTCAATATTCCTTTTTCCATTCTTAAACCTTCTTCCAAAAGTCTAGGAGTTTCGATTGTGCTTGATACTTTATTTTTAGGTCCAGGCACAGCCAATTCATTAAAAACACTTTCTGCCTCTTTTGATCCTATAGTTAACTGCTCTTGAAGTTCTTTAATAGCAGATTCTTTTAGTTCAGGATTTATTTGAGCATTGTCTAAATATCTTCTATAAAGTCTAGTTCCATACATGCCCATATTCTCAGCGATTTCATCTCTTAGCTCGTCAGGCAAAAATAAGTTCATAAAACTTTTAGAATTTGCATCTGAGTAGTCAAGAATTTTTTGAGAAAAATCTTCGATAATGCTTTTATTATTTTGTAATAAATTAGATATACTATTTGTTTCATAATCTAGTCCAACAGATTTGTAATCAATGTAATCATTTTCTATTTTTTTAATTGATTCAAATGCCTCTTCCTGTATTTTTTTGGCTTCAGCTTGTTTAACAGCTTTATCTGCACCAGGATTTTGAAAATCAATTCTTATTTTTGGAAACATGTAGTCTTCTATACTTCTAGTTAATCTTAAAGCTGTGTCTTGACTAATAGTTCCTGAGTTAACCGCTTTGCTAATAACATTTGTTATGCCATTAAAAGTATTATCTACTTGGTTTTGCACAGCATTAACCATGCCTAATCTCATGTATTTAGTTTGTCCGACAAGTTTATCTGGAGATTCTCCAAAGAATCTAAAATTTTCTGGTTTAAATATATTAAATAAAATTTTTGTTTGATCTTCATCCACTTGATCTGATATTTGTTTAAAGTTTTTAGGAGCTAATGTTTTGGCTATGTATGATGCCGCAGGAGTTACTGTGTCTAATGCAGCGCCCCCTACCTTACCTGCAAGTTTTAGAGCTAAAGGCGCTCCAAATACTATGGCTCCACCCTCTAAACCTACTTGAATTTTATTTTTTAATCTTTCATAAGCTGCCTCAGATCCATTTAATCTGGCTAATCTTTGTTCATCTGACTCAGAATTTGTATTAAGAAAAGTATCTTGTAAAGTAACAACGTCATCTGTTGCTACCGCACCATCAACCACACCAGCACCTATAGCGCTTTTAAATTTACCTAGTTTTCCAAACTTAGAGAGTGCGCCTGCTGTTCCAAAGCCAGGCAACCCAAATTGAACTAAGTATCTAGTAACTTCTCCTGCTGTGGTTTTGGCTTCTCCAACATCTACTTTTTTGTAGTGATCTACTATGCTTTGAGTTAAATCTGTATCAAAAAATAAATCTACTGGAGTGGCAGCAGTTGTTAATAGACCCTCACCAATTTTTTGAAAACCTCTAACTGCTTGTGTTCCTATATCTCCTAAGACACTAGCTTGACCCTTTTTAGAAAGCTCATAATCTTTCTTAACTTTTTCTATGGTTTCAGGATTGGTGTCTGGTATAAATGTTTGACTACCATCTTCAAATTGATAAATTGGCATGGCTTAACCTGGATCTACTGTTTCCTTTAAAGCAAGTGAAAATCTTGGGTCACTCATTATATCTGCATTTTGACTAATAAGAATACCAAATATTGTAGGGTCAACTGGTACACCATCAAATACTACTCGATAATTACCTAATTGATCAGCGCTTATGTTTTGTTTTATAGCTAAATCTTGAACAAGCGCAAAATAACGCTCTGTCCTCTCTCCTGGATCAAGATCTCCTACAGTGACTCCTGATCTTGCTCTTGATATGTTTAAGTAATCTTGCATTAAACCAGGATTAGCTCTTAAGAACTGTAATGTTTTTACATCAGAAGGTAACATATCTGCTTGTCTGGTTTCCTCTCCCAAGAAACCTTCACCAAAAGCTACTGGCGCTGATATTGGCACAATGCCTGCTTGTGGTTTCATCATATTTAAAAATCCAGCCATCATTTTTTTAGCGAAGGATGGATCATCTCCTACCTTGTTAGCATATCCTTGAGGTAGTGCAGAAATGTAATCAAGAAAACTTGGGTTTGATATACCTTTATCAGTTAGAACTTGATTAACGTAACCTTGTAAAGTTTGGTCTCTTGTTGGGTCATAGTCTGAATCTTTTAAATTTTGATTAAGTAAACCTATAAGACCTAAATTGTCACCTAAATTAACTCCAGAGCCTGAAACAACTCCTTCATCGCTCTTAAAAGAATCACCAATACGAAGTGGGTTTATGCCAAGGTTTGCTGCAATGAACCCTGCTCCAAGTGCTGATTTTATAGGATTTCTTGTAATTATATTGTCTGTAAGCATACCACCTCTTTTAGGAACTTCTCCTGAACCAGGTTTAACATCAGAGTCAGTTTTTGGTTTATCTTTTTTTGGTGTTGGTTTTGGTGACCCTGTTTGTGGTTTTGGTGGCCCTGGTAGTATTGGTTTTCCTGATGCGTCAACTCTTATTCTTGGTTTTTTGTCTGTTTGATCAAGAGCCTCTTGTGATTTTTTTGTAGATGCTTTTGGGTCTGTTTTTTTTGGATCAGGTTTTTTTGGGTCTGGTTTTTTTGTTTTTGGTTTTTTAGCTTCGTCAATTTTTTTTAATATATCGTCTAAACCTTTTATTATAGTTCCACCTTTTTTAAAACTAGCTATGCCACCATTTTTTAGTCCCATTATTTCTTTTTTACTATCGCTTAAGTATTCTGTAAAATCCTTACCAGTTAGCTGTGCTGCAAGAATGGCGTTTACTAGCTCTGGGTCATCCATATATTCTTCACCTAATTGGCTAATCGTATCTAAGGTGTCTTTAGACAATATCCCTGAGTATTCATCTCCTCTTAAACCTATACCTCTAGTCATAGCGCTTGCTTCATCTGCTAAAAATGGATAGCCAATAAAAGCTCCCGCTCTTTGACCTATCTTAGGATCAGCTATTCCAGACTTCAGAGCAGAGGTTAATTTACCACCCTTTCTAAGAGTTTGACCAATTCTTGCCGCACCAAAAGCAGGGGGAAAAAGAAGAAGTGCTAATGATGCTTTATCTATAGGATCATCTGGGTCAAAAATAAAATCTGTAACATCTCTTAAATTAAATTCATTTGGATTTTTTTGGAAACTGTAAGTTGAAGGATCTGCTAAAACATTTTGATAAAAGTTTTGACCAACGTCTTTTGTAAAATTTAAAAAATCTGCTATGCCATTCATTATGCTTGTCCTACTCTAACTCCAGGTAAAGGTGCATAACCTTGTTCAGCTAAGTTTTGAAAATTTATAGGTTGCTGTCCTCCAGATTGTTGGTTTCCAAATAAACCGCCTACAAAGTTGCCAATGCCAGTTCCTATTTGTGGAAATATTGTATTAAGACTACCCAAAGCACCTATGCCTTGAACAATTCCACTAGGTTGTTGAAAAGCCTCTCTTTGATAACCAGTTGTTTGAGTGCCGCCACCAAATTGTCCAAACGGCATACCTGTTAATAACTGTTGTCCTCTCATTAGTCTTTGGAATGGCATATCAGCCATTCTTTGAGCTGCGCCAAACTGTCTGCTTAATGCTGCTTGTTGAGTTGCTTGTCCTTGACCGCCAAGCTGATTCATTAAATTAATTTGGTTAGCTAATTGATTTTGACCTTGTTGTCCTAGACCTGCAAAACCAGAACCTATTTGCCCAAACTGACCGCCTAGCCCTGCGGCAGTTTGACCCAACCCTGCTATTTGTTGACCAATGCCTGCTTGTTGAGCGCCTATACCAGCTTGTAAAGAAGCTAATCCTTGTTGCGCTCTTCTAGCGTTTTCAAAAGCGCTCATAGCTTGTCTTTGAGCATCAGCAAATCCAGAACTTCTCAAAGCTCCGATTCTTTCTGTTGCCCCTCTAGCAGCTTGTCTAGCTAATTCTTCTTGTCCTAACCTTGCCCTAGAGCCACCGAAAGCACCACGAGATATAGCTCTGTCACCTGCACCAATACTGGCTTTTGATAAGCCTTCACTAACATCTTGTAAGGTTTGTTGAACTACATCTTCTTCAAAAGGATTAAAGAATGCTCTAGAACTTTGTGGATCAAAAAGCCCTAAAGAACCAAGTCCACTCATTTCTGCTCTAGATAAAGTGCCTAACCCTCTGCCCATAGCCCTACCAGCAAATGGTAAAGCTTGTAAAGCTGTATCTGTTATAGCTTCTCTTTTGCCAAAAAGTCTTTCTGCCTCGCCTAAATATGGTCTAAATCCACCTAAACCTTGAGTTAAGGCTCTAGATTGTAATTGTAAAGGTGTTAGTCCAGCAGTTTGTTCTATTGGAACATCTAATCTTTGGCCTATCATGCCAGGTGACTCACCAGGCACACCAAAGTATGAAGCTAATATTCTTCTACTGTAATCTTCTATATATGGAGATATTTGTTGAAAACTTGTTTGTGGCAAAGTCAATACTTGAGCAGGTGGCCCTAATTTAGTTTTGCTTTGTAAGAAATCAAATATACTCATTAAACCATACTCCCTAAACCTTCACTCATCTTTTGTTGATCATACAATTGTTTTGCACCCATCATTCTTTGTTCATACATGTCGTTTGGGTCTGCTCCCATCATTAACCCTATACCTCTAACTGCTGCTGCATTGGTTACAAATTCTCCGTCAGATAACATCGCTGGTATCTCGTCTCCTTTTTCACCACCTGGACCAGTTATTAATTTATCTCTTTCTGGGAACTTGCTAACATCAACACCTTGTTCGCCTGTGCCATCAGCAGCGTAAAGTTGTCCAGGTATTCTTCTTGCTTGAATATCAAATAAAGCTTCTTGTGGTGGTGCTACTAAAGGACTAAAAGGTACACCTCTAGATTGAGCATATAGTTTTTCTACTTCGCTTGGGTAATACATATAAGCTGGTGGATTAGACATTTGAGGGTCTATGTTAATAGACTGTCCAGGAGTTGTAGCACCATACATAGAGAAAGGATTAAACTGTGTGCCTTGACCCATCCCTGGCATACCACCCATTCCAGGCATGCCACCCATTCCTGGCATTCCGTCTTGACCTCCGCCAAACATGTTGCCAAACATTTCAACAAACTGTCTTTGTTGATCTCTGATTCTTTTATCTTGTTCTCTTTGTGCTAAAAAATTTAACCCTAATCTTCCTAAGTCTGAGTCAAAAGCGCCAAGACCTCCTAGTAAAGCCCCTGGACCGCCTCCAGTTAAACCGCCACGCAAGATGTCGCCTAAAATATTTCTTTGCCCTTCAGC